TGGGTGATGAACACGGCGCTTGTACCCTTGCAGCAATCCGGCTGGCATATGATGGCAAACTAAACGACGAGGTAATCGACTGCATGTCGCCCGCCCTTGGAAGGGCTGCAATCCAACTACAAGATGCCATGCCGGACGACATGCGTAATAGCGCGCGGTACAAGGCCCTAATCCCCAACATGCCGGGGACAGGCAGAAAGCACGAGGCGGAGCGGCTGGCAGTATTGATGGATTGGATGTGGACTGTCGTCTTGCCGCAACTCCAACCTATCGCGGACAACGGCGGTTTTGGCGCTGAATGGCGGCGCATGTGTGCAGAAAAGACATCTGCTGCTGCTGCTGCTGCTGCTCGTGCTGCTGCTGCTGCTTATGCTGCTGCTGCTCGTGCTGCTGCTGCTGCTTATGCTGCTGCTGCTGCTGCTCGTGCTGCTGCTGCTGCTGCTGCTCGTGCTGCTGCTGCTGCTTATGCTGCTGCTGCTCGTGCTGCTGCTGCTGCTTATGCTGCTGCTGCTTATGCTGCTGCTGCTGATGCTGTTCGTAAAGCCTTCTGGGAAGCGGTCGATCCTATCGGTGTGTTGGAACGCATGACTTACTTGGAGGCGAAGGTATGACATTCTGGTACGTCCTTATCGTATCGTTTTCCGCCCCCTTTGAGGGCCTGTCCACCGTCGTGCCGTATGCTGATCAGCAGGCCTGCGGGGAAGCCATCTTGGCCATTGAGGCGGCGCTGTCTCATTCGGCGGACATCAACGCAATTCAGTGCAAGGAGACGTCGGTCGCGATGTCTTCCATCAGGCCGAAGCACAGGCCGTGGTAAATATGAGGGAGCCAAACGTGGAACAGAGAACTGAAGAGTGGTTTGCGGCCAGAACGGGAAAGATCACGGCATCGTCAGTAGGCGCGATCCTTGGCATCGACCCCAACCGGAACCGCGAAGACGTGATGCGCGACATGGTGCGCGAATACCACGGCGTTCCACGGGAGTTTCAGGGGAATATCGCCACACAGTGGGGCGTGATCCATGAGGTCGAGGCCCGTGAGGAGTTCCAGTACGGCATGGGCGTTGAAGTCATCCCAACCGGCCTCTGGGTGCATCCTGTCGAAACGTGGCTTGGGGCGAGCCCAGACGGCCTTGTGGGCGACGACGCCTTGATTGAGATTAAGTGCCCGTTCGGCATCAGGCTGCTTGCGGAACCGGCATTCAAAAGTGCCACAGATCAGCCGCACTACATGGCCCAGATGCAAATCCAGATGTTCGTGACCGGGCGGAAATCTTGCCATTTCTACCAGTGGACGCCGCACGGCCACCTCTGGCAAAACGTGGAATACGATCAAAGCGCCATTGACGATATACTGCCCAAGCTTCGTGAATTTTACGACCGATATCTGCATGAGGTTCAGGCAAATCCTGAAATCTACCTTGAGCCAAAGAGGAAGGTCATCGACACGCCACGCGCCATACAACTGGTGGCGGAATATTACGATCTGGTCGAGGCAATCGAAAACGCCGAGGTGCGCAAGGCCGAGGTTCTGGACGATATCGTCAAGATGTCCGGCGGCGTGAACGCATCAATCGGGGGGCACAACCTGTCCAAGATCGAACGCATCGGATCGATCTCGTATTCAAAGGCCCTCAAGGTGTTGGCCCCCGGTGCAAACCTTGAGCCGTGGCGCGGAAAACCTTCTTCCCACTGGGTGCTGAAGTGAGTTGACCCACATTTTAAATGTGGTAAAATGTTGCCCAGCGGTGGAGAGAATTGATCATGACCCTAAGACCATACCAGATGGAAGCCCATGACGCTGTCGTTGAGTGGATCAAGAAGAACCGAGCGCCGTGTCTTGTTGAGGCGGCGACCGGGGCAGGCAAGAGCCATATTATCGCCGCAATTGCCGAAACCGTTCACAGCATATCAAAGGGCAAACACGTCTTGGTTCTGCAGCCGTCCGCAGAGCTGGTGGAGCAGAACGCAGAAAAGTACCGGGCGACCGGGCAAAAGTGTTCGCTGTTTTCGGCATCTGCGGGTGAGAAAAGCCTGAAGCACCCCGTTGTTTTCGGAACGCCCCTGACGGTCAAGAACCGAATTTCCCGCTTTGGCAATCAGTTCGCGGCAGTGGTGATAGACGAATGTCATTCAACAACCCCGACCGTTCTGTCCATCATTGCGGCCATGATGGACGCCAATCCCAATCTGCGGGTCATAGGCCTGTCCGCAACGCCGTACAGGATGGGCAGCGGTTACATTTTTGGCATGTGGCCAGATCGCAAGCCCGTCAGGGAAAGCGAGACGAGGGAGCCATACTTTTCCGCATGCGTGTATCGGATCAGGGCAAGGGCTTTGATCGATCAGGGTTTCCTGACCAACCCGGTCATCGGTCAGATCGGCGCTGCATCGTACGAAACAATTGGCCTGAAGCTGAACAAGTTTGGCAAGTTTGACGACGATGATGTGGACCGGGCGTTCAACGGTCAAGGCCGCAAGACGGCGGAGATCATTGAAGATGTCGTCCTGCATTCCCGTGGCCGCGAAGGCGTCATGATCTTCGCTGCAACGGTTCGGCATGCCCAAGAATGCTTGGAAAGCCTGCCGCCATCCATGTCGGCACTGGTGACCGGGGAGACGCCCAAGGTCGAGCGCAGGAAAATCCTTGCTGACTTCAAGGCGCGCAAGATCAAGTACCTCGTCAATGTGTCCGTCCTGACCACGGGGTTCGACGCGCCGCACGTTGACGTCATCGCCATACTGCGCGCCACGGAAAGCGTCGGCCTGCTCCAGCAAATAATCGGTCGCGGCCTGCGCCTGTCGCCGGGCAAGGAAAACTGCCTTGTTCTGGATTACGCCCAGAACGTTGATCGGCACTGCCCGGACGGCGACATCTTTACCCCAGAAATCAAGGTGAGCGGGGGTGGCGGCGAAGATGGGGACTTGAATTGTGTGTGCCCCCTTTGCGACATCGAAAACGTCTTCACCGGACGGCCAAACCCGGAGAAGTACGCGATTGACGAAAACGGATATTTTCTGGACCTTGACGGGATGCGGATACAGACGGACTGGGGCGACATGCCAGCCCACTTCGGTCGGCGCTGTCTTGGCCGGACAACCATAGCTGGCGACCTGATGCGCTGCGAATACCGCTGGACGTACAAGGAATGCCCGCACTGCGAAGAGCAAAACGATATCGCGGCCCGGTATTGCATCAAGTGCAAGGGCGAGATTGTCGATCCAAACGAAAAGCTGCGCATCGACTTCAAGGCGATGAAGAAAGACCCAACCAAGAGGCAGTGCGACGAGGTCATCAGCTGGAAAATAACGTCTGGCGTTTCCAGAACGGAAAAGCCGGTGGATCGTATCGACGTAGTGACGCCGTACAGGTCGTTTTCGTTCTGGGTATTGAAGTACCCCCAACACAGAAACGGTCTTCAGGACCGGGCAATGCTTGACGCCTTGGAGGGCAATCCGCCAACGACAATCTCCTATCAAAAGGATGCCGAAACCGGCTTCTACCGCGCCCTCTCATACAACAGGACAAAAGATGAAGCTCCCGCAGGACATCAAGATTTGGGGAAGCACGGAGTATCGCGGGAATTGCCCGCAGGAGGCACTGGAACAGGTGACCTTTTTCGCAAGGCTTCGTAGGTTGCACCCGACGACATACGGCCTCTTGGCCCTACACCCCCGCAACGAGGGCCGCAGGACGCACCTGCAGGTCGCCAAGGAGAAGAGTGAGGGCATGACCACCGGGGCTACCGACATCATCATCCCGGGGCGCTCCACGTTCGTCTGCGAGCTGAAGCGGCGCGACCACACCAAGAGCAAGATTGCCAAGGAACAGCTTGCATTCATGATGGCCGCGCAAGAGGCCGGTTGCTATGTTTGCATCGCCCTTGGGGTTGACGCGGCGTGGGAAGCATTTGAGAGTTGGAAAAAACATGTGGAAGGATGAACTGAGGCCGAGTAAACGCATTGTCAGGGTGCTGCGTGGTGAGGTTAAGCTTAAGGATGAAGAAAAGGGAATTCAGTCTGCATGCTCCTTTTACATCCACGAGGGGGCGGTCGAGCTTCTGGCATTGCCCACCAAGGACGCCCGGCAGCGGGCCCTGAAGAAACTGCCGGAAGCAATCCGGCCACATATTGAGAAAGAAGCATGGAGAATTTTCGACAGTCGCAGGGCAAAGTAACTCTGTTTTACATCACGATGAACATGTACGCGCGCAGCGGAAACCCAACGCACATGGTGGTCGGCGCGATCAGGGGCATCCACACTATCGAAGACTTCCACAAGGCCATAGAAGGCCGGGATTTTATCGTAGTGGAGGAGTATTACAGGAGTTCAGAGGGCCCGGCCCGGAACAGCTCTGTGCGGGACAAGGACAACGTGGACTACCACGGGGTCGGTCCCATCATCCTGAACGTGATGTACATGGGAAAAGTGAAGCTCTGACTTGACCGTAACGCCGAAAACCGACAAAGATTGAAAAAAGATCGGTGTAAAATGACGTGGAAAAAAATAGATCAGAGCGAAAATCAGCCCCCTAAAAAGGGTCGCCGTATGTCACCCTGCATTTCCAGAAGCGAAACGCTTTCCGAGATCGCGTATATTATGATGCCAGCTGAGATGGCCCCGCACCGGCGGGTCTTCATTTATCACGATGGCGGATCGCGCATCGCGCTGGACTTCAACGAAAAGGGCGATTTCGCCGTTCGGCAAACAAGTTCCAGAAGCTACACGGTGCGGGTCACAATCCCGAAGAAGCTGGCCGGGATTGTGGCGTTTGGCCTTCGCGACATCGACATCAAGCGAGACGCCGACGGCCTGTACATCATTGAGCTTTAAGAAGACCTGAGGATTGTGCCGTTGTCGCCCGTGACGATGATGAAGCCATTCCCTTGGGATACGCCGTAAAGCGCATTCGTCGTGCCGCTTGTCTGCAGCGTCCAAACGATGCCATTAGGCGACGTGTAGATCGTGCCGCCGGTGCCCACGGCCACAAACTGATCCGAACACCAAGCTACCCCGTTCATCCCGCCAGCCACGCGCAGCGTCCAGCCGGTAAGGTTTGTCGACGAGAAGATGCCGTTGGCCCCGCAAATAATGGCAATGGATTGCGTCGGCGACCATGCAATGTCGTAAATCGTGCCGGTCAGGCCGGTGGCCGATCCGACCCAAGGCGTTGCGGCTGTAGGGACTGCATTGTTGTACTTGTATTGCGCGCCGCCAGCAAAGGTCCGGCCCAGCGCGGCGACGTATATGCCGCACTGGGCAGCGTTCGATCCAACTGCACCCTGAGCGCCATACGTCCAAGTGACCCCATCTGGCGACCCGTAAATGAAACCGTCGCCGCCGCCCGTTCCTGATCCAAGGACGAAGTACCCGTCGTTGTATTTGATCTGCCCGTGGTCCCTGCTGGAGCCGCTGATGCGCGACGTCCATGCAGACCCATTGGGAGATGTGTAAAGGTCGTTCCCGTCGTCCTGCGCAACGGCAAACAGGCTGTTGCCGTATGCCGCGCCCAACATCTGCCCAGATGAAACGGTGGACGACAACCACGTCGTTCCGCTGTCCGTTGACCGAAACGCCACGCCGCTGTTGCCAGCGGCCACCCACGTACCGGCACTGTCGTTGGCGCTGTACCTGAGGCTATTGGTGCCGACGATGCCACTTGTGATAGTCTCCCAAGCAACGCCCGGTGTGCTTACAGTGGGCGACATGACTGGCATCAAGGGAAAGGTCATTGCAGGGCCACCGTGTTTGCAAGTGTGAAGCCGTTGCACTTCGTGATGTACAGAAAGAAATCGTGCCCGCCGGTTGTCGTGAACAAGCTCCCAGATGTTTTAGTGAAGCCCGACAGCGTGATCACGCCCGCAGCGCCGCTTCCTGCATTGGTGATCTGTATGACCATGGTGTAGTCGCCAGCTTCGGTCGGGGCCGCAATGGTGAACGCACCGCCATTGATGATGCGCTTCATGTTCCCGCCAACTGGCGTGGGCAGATAGGTTCCCGAAGCAATCGTCCCGTCGTTGTCAGCCGTCGTGGTGAAGCCCGCATAGGCAAGGGGCTGCACGGCTGTGTTGGTCGCTGCACGGGCCGTCAGGGTGAGATTGCCGCCGTAGGTGATGCCTGTGGTGGTGATCTCAGCCACGGACGCCGGTGTGGCCCCAGCCGCCATGATGCGAAACTGCAGCTTGTAATTTTCCGCCCCGATGGTTGCGCTTTCCAAGACGCCAGCGACCGCAGCGCCGTACGTGTCGGTGCCAGCTGCGTTTTCCGTATAGAACGCAAGGCTTGCACCAATGTTGGCGGCTGCAGTGGCGCTTGTGCTGCGGTGCAGGGAAAGAACTGGAACGGTCGATGTCCCAGAGGAGTTATCTCTGGTGACGTTAACTTGAAGACCGTCATACGTCAGGTTGGGCGATCCGGCGAACGATGTGCCGTTTGAATAAACGATGTACGTATCCGTGATGCCGCCCAAGACGTCGTCCGACAGTCGAACGTTTGTACCGTCCGAATATACCGTCCGCGTCGTCCCTTGGGGGATCACAACAGATGTCCCGCCGCCGGAAATGCCGAATGTCACGGTGAAGCTTCCAGTGGTTCCGTTGCGTACGATCCACTGACCGCCAATGGCAGCTGGAACCCGGTAGGTGACGTTTGCGGTAAGCGTGCCGGTGATCGCTACGGACAAGTTTCTGTATTCTTCAACAGTGAGAATGACTGGCGTTGTGCCCACGCCGGTTGCAACCTTGGTGGTGAGACCGCCCAGTGAGGCGTCGATGAAATCGAAGTTTTCGTTCAGTGGCACATTCCAGCTGGTGGAGCCCAGTGCCGGAAGGTTCAGGTCTTTGTTCGTCGTTGCCATCAGATGCTCCTATTCGCGACTTCGAGAGCATGCGCAACGTGATCGTCCGGCATCTCAAGAAGGCTCTCGGTCCCCTTGCTGATGCCCTTCTTAGCACGTTCCGCAGCCATGACCAACTGATCTGCCATCTTGTCATGTGACACGCCCACTCGGCCACCAGACTTGCGGCCTTCGCGTTCATCCAAGATCGACGGTGCCCCGTACCCAGCCGCCCGCAGTCCGGAACCTAAATTGCTTGCCCCGCTCGTGGAGCTTACAATCTGGTTTTCAAGATACTTTTGGACCAATGGTTTCATCGCGTACCCGCGAACAAGGTCTTTTCCAGTTTCGTAGAACGGCTTTCCTGCCGCCAGAGCCATGGAGCCTGCCGTCAACATGGGGCTCAGGCCAGCCCACTGAGCGGCTTGAAG